GGTATGAAACACCTCCAGAGTCACCCCCCTGCCAGGTATCAGAACTCATAGGGTCAAGACCCTCGGCAAACTTTGCTATGTCCTGCCAGTCCTCTTTACCAATAACAGTATAGCCCTCACCGGGGTTCTGAACGTCTGTAACATCACCCTTCAGGTAGGCTTCAAGTGTTTTATCATACTTGTCCCAATCGGACTTCCACCCTTCCTGTTTTTGAGCGTAATTCATATACTGTGATGCTCTTGTGTCTGCCATTTTAGGGTCCTCTGTTGTTGGTGTATCTGCCGGGGCATCTGCCGGGGCATCTGATGGATCACCCATGAAAGCTGACTTGGGTATGCCTATTGCTTCAGCTTGTTTTATAAGGTCGTTGGATACAATATTGGTTATACCAACCATGTAATCTTTATATGCGTTAGGGTTTTCTTTGGTAAACCCCTCGCTTGCTATATTGCCATGCTCATGTGATGGGTCACTGTAGTTGATAGAGAAGTCTGCGTTTGAAAGTTTCTCCACCATGTTAGCACGTTCAGTCTCGGGCAAGGTGTCAAGATACTCCATGACATTCTCGTTGAAAACGTCAACAATTCCTCCCGTCAGTGTATTGATAGACCGTGAGAAAGGCTGATAGTATTTATCGGCAAATTCACCACCGTACAGGTCTTGAATACTCAGAATAGGGGCTCCTTGGGAATGTAAGTCCTGCCATGCGTACACATCGCCGTACTTGGCAGACTTTATTGGGTCGGGCCTGTCTTTAACAGCACCCACATCCAGACCATACCCGCCAACCCACCTGTCGGGCCTTATATTAGACTTGGCTTGAGTTCCTGCTTCAAAACCATGATCTTTCCAGACATCCCAATCATAATAATCCTGCCTTGGAAGCCCACCAAAGTCATCGGCTGGAATAGTATTACGATATTCCCCTCTTTGAAATGCCTCATAGTCAGCAAGGCGCTGGTCGTATGTTTTTCTGGGTCGATAGTTCTCATCCCATTGTCCTTGTGTTCTAAACTGTTCTGCTACAGACTGTTTAATGTAGTCCTCACCCTTGGAATATGGGCTGGTACCAATACCTTGTTCATATTTATCCCACAATAACCCTTCATGTCCGCTTAATCCTTCTTCTCCCCACTTCATCTTTTCAGAACCGGATAAAAAGATTTTATTGGGGTCTGGCATATCTTCAGGAACAAGAAAACTTGCAAGTGCAAGCCCTGCCCCTACAATCCATCCCGGTCCTGGGACTAACGCAGCCCCTGCCCCTGCACCCCGTAAGAACTGCCTCATGGATGTATTCTGGTCAGGGTTGTCCATAGCCCCCATAGCCATGCTTGCAAGCCATGCCGCTGCTGCGGCTGCACCGGTATAGGGGATTGTCCCACCACCTGCCGCAGCACCGCCTCCCCAAGTAAACCCTTTATCGATCAACTCTGTCATTTTAAGGAGCTTGACCACAGGTTTGATCCCTTTAACTGCTCCTGTAACTATGTTTTTTGTACCTGGCATATCTTCTCCTACGCCATCTGGTTAGCGATCATCATTTGAGCCATTAACTCGTAAGGACTCAGTTCGTTGGTGGTGCTGGCAGAGGATGTTGCCTCTTGTGTCCTTCCTACCCCGCCTAACGCCTGTAGTATTGAAGGATAAAAGCTCGCCATCGTCTGGTAAGCAGCTAACGGGTTCGTGTTAAGACTGTCTGACGCTTGTGTACTCTGGGCCTGCTGGCTACCCGTAGACTGTGAACTACCCGTTGATTGCTGTTGTCCAGAGCTTGTGCTTTCACCTGACGAGGTTGAAGACCCTGTGGACTGATTAGTTGACTCCTGACCCAACTGAGCTAACTGTGCCAGGGAGGTAGGCACTTGCATCTGCGCCTGCTGTCCCGCTAAGGCTGACAGAAATCCCTGGTTGCCTATGGCTTGGGCTATGGGAGTGGCCATCTGTGCCATAGCGTTACCGGCTACCGAACTGTTAAGCATATTCCTTGAGGCTAACTCATTTAAAGTGCCTTGAAACGCCTGTGGTCCAAGTGCCTGGTTCATCAGAGACGAATATTGGTTTTGTGCTGTCTGCCCCATGTTCTGTGCAAGCCCGGGCAAGGCTTGGGCAGATGATATCAAAGAAGGTAATATAGCTGTATTAAGAGGGTTCTGCCAGTTAATACCTGTCTGACCCATGGCGTTCTGTAAGGACTGTGCCCGCTGGGCAGACTGGGCCTGATTCATCCCGGTAGACTGCTGTGTAGAGGTGGCCTGATTAGTCCCTGAAGACGTAGACCCCCCCGTACTTGTAGACGTAGAAGTCGGAACCACAGTAGTAGGTACATTAAAATTACCAATATTACCCAGTATCCCCTGCAATGCCGACCCGGTAGGACTGCCATAGTCAAACCACGAAGATGTGTTAGACAGAGTGCTTGACTTCGGGTATGCCGTCAATGGGATATTAAATGATCCTTGAGGTGGTGTTAATGCCATGGTGTCTCCTTTAGCTGTCTGTGGTCATCCAGGTTCCGTGACCGCCTATAATCGCCCAATTAGTGGCTGAATGGTTGTATATTAGTCCAAGAGTAGCGTATGTCTCTGCGGCTACGTTGTTATATATTGTTACCCCTGCCCCTGCGATTGTATCGCTGTCGGCACGGGATATTATCATCTTGCCTGCCCCTAACTTAGAGAACCATATCTCAAACCCATTCTGTGCCACTGCTACTGAGGGGAGAGTCTGGGTGGTGTCCCCGGCTGCTGTGACCTGAATCATCTTCCCTAAGTCTGAGGTGGTCACAGAGTAGTCTGCTGTCTTAGCAAGGACATCTTTACCTTCTGACGATATCGTAGAGGTAGTAGCCCCTGCTGTTATTGTAATATTGGTCCCGGCTGCAAGAGATCCATCCTCTACGGCAATAGTGAGGGTCTCATCACTACCGTCATCACCTTCTGTGAGGGTAATGTTCTGACCTGCTACTATTTTACCGTTCAAGTAGCCTATTGTATCATCATTGCTCGATACCAACACCCCTGATCCTGCTGATAATGCTGCGTACAGGGCAAACAACTCAGTAAAGTCATTATTGGTATTGGTCAATAACGCTGCTTTAACTGTATCAGTCCCGACTATTACATCCTGTGCCATGATTATCTCCTAAACCTGTAGCTGTCTGTATCTTAAATGAAGGGCGTTCAAGTACACCGGATACCCGACAAGGTACACATCTTTCACGTTGATCATGAATGACCTTGCATTTAGATTAATTCTCTGGAACGTAGGATTAGACCCTGCATCGATAGCAAATAACGCATCCTTCACTGCCATTGTAGCATCATTCACCGTAAGGGTGTCATAGTAGGCGAAGTTGTATGCGTAGGTAGCCCCTATGGTAGCCTGGTAGTCATTACGGTAGAGGTTGACATTAAGGGTAGCACCACCCAGGGACGACCCCAGAACGTGCATACCGGAAAGGTTGACATACCCGAAAGGGATAGAATTATATAAAGTCTTCATCCTTGGTACAGGCTGGTGTGAGCTTTGGTCTAAGTAGCCTGTTTCGTCTACCTTATATATGTACCCGTCTGACGCCCCCACAAAGAAGGTATTGTCAAAGGCCGCAAACCCTGTTGGACCTAACACAATTCTTATGTCTACTTCAGTTGTATCAGGATCTCCTGATGTGTCGCAGACGTAAACAGTGTCATAACCCAAGGTGTCATTATCGCCATAGTCCCATTCGTGATTTGACAAACTCCCTGCTGTTCCTTCAGTGAGAAGGGCGTTGTCCATTGTAAGGAAGTCAGGCTGTGTGTCTATTGAAGGATCTCCCCCCGCTGCGGTCTGGCAATAGTATTCGCTTGTACCATTGGCTGAAGCAGTCCATTTATATGTACTGGATCGAAGCCTGTCTTTATACAACTCGTACTCCACCCAAGGGTATCTTATCGCCATGTCTGACACCATCGGGTCAGGAACGCCCCCTTTAGTTGAGCATACAAGGATACGATGGTATGAAGGCATATATAACCAGTATTGACCGTCTCGGGCGTAGTATCCTGAAATTGCTGTGGACGTTGCCCAGTAGTCCTGTATCCTGTCATAGACGGGATCTGACTCTGCAAACGTCCTGATATCCCCATACTGCTGAACACCTTTTATAGAGTTGACACCCTTACCACCTGCTATCCACAGATCGTTCGTGGCGTCCATTGCTGTCTTGTGTGTAGTCCATACCTCTTGGAACGCCGGGGAGAGAACGTAGTCCGAAGGAGACGATCCCGACAGAATACAAAGGTATGGTTGTGTTTCTTTTCCTATGACATATAGCTGATTGTAGAGACCGTTAATGGCCCCTATAGCGTAGTTGTTTCTATTATCATCAACTGCCCCTATGTAACCCCCGCCATTGGTAGTAGACCAGTCTAAGTAAGTAAGGTTCCCAAACCATACATAACCAGGGTTGTCTGGGTCTCCAGCAACAAATATTCTCTTCTCATGTACCGTTCCGAAAGCACCTTTAGGAGGTCTCCCAGGCTTGAGGGACATGATTGGGTTCTTAGTCGTGTCTGCGTTGTAGCTTCCATCGTAGTAGTACCCCACACCACCGCTTGATACAGTCGTGCAGTGGACCTTAATGTAGTTTGAAGTATCTCCATTGTCGTACTCTACCGTAGCGTAGTAGGCCGTAGCAGAGCCCATGTGGGTCGTTATATCATCAGATGTGAGTGCTATGCTGTACTCAACTGCCGTAGCCGATACCCCGGCGGCAGTCGCCACCAAGGTCTTGGTAATGAGTGCCGTATCTCCTGATACCGCCCTGATCTTAACAGTCACGGCAGTATCGTCAGTACCAGTATACCCATTACCAATCCTTGATAACTTAACGGAAATCTTAGTTGGAGGGATAAGATAACCTGTGTCTAAAGTTTGTGATGTGAACTTATAGGCTATTCGTGTATTGGTTCCGTTCCCCAGTGCCAAAGAAGTATCGTTGCTGCCTGCCCTATTATCGAACTGGTATCCGGTCGTTCCGGTCCCATCGTCATAAGCCAGGGCCAATGAGGACGCAACACCCCCAGAAGTATAGGTGGTGTAAGCTGAACTGTCTGTTCCGCTCAGTTGGAAGGTGTTTGTTGTTTCTCCTGCTACCGTGTAGGTGTTCCCGTTAAGCTGGGTCATACCCCCCGCCCCGGTTATCTTCACCTGCTGCCCGTTTGTAAACGGATGGCCTGTGCAGGTAATAACGCATGGGTTGGCTTTGGTAGCTGCCGTTATGTTACAGTCTTCGTAGAATTTGATGTAACTACCGTCCAGTATTACCCCTGCCCCGTTATATGCAACAATGGTGGCATCACCCTCAAGGGTGGCTATGCTGACGGGGGCAGTGCTGCTGTTCAGGTAGTACAGGACGTAGCTTGAGTCAACTAACAGTTCCCTGTCCGATATCCCTATGGGGACTTTGGTAAAGAACTTTACGCTCGCATTAGATGTAGTGGCAGCCGTAGTGTACGCCACAATAGGACGCCTTGACTCTAACTGACCACCCTTATTGAGCTTAAAGTTGACACATTGAGACATCTCTGTCTGAAGTATCTGAAATGCAGGAACCTGGGTGTTCAACCCGTGTGAAAACCCATTAAATGATACTATATTCTCAGGCCGTTTGTTGCGTGGTTGTCTTGCAGCGGCTGGCCATCTCGTTGTGGACATCAGAAGTCTATCCTATAGCCTTTGGGTTGACGGTTCCTGCTGATAACTTTGGCAAGGGCTGCATCCATCAGATAGTCATAAAGGGACGCATCCCCCATAACGTCATACTCGTTACGGGACTTTGCCTGAAGTACGATGATTTGTCTTAATGGTTGGTCGAACTTTGAGTTGAATGGCATATTGTCCGTTAATTCTAAGGCCGTACTATCCTTATTATAATAGACAGTAAGATCATAGTCAGCGTCTGCCGTGTAATCAAAGATGAATGTCTGGGCCTCAATAGCGAAATTTACAGGCTGGGCTTCACTGGATATGTGTTTCCTTCTGTAATAGATGAAGTCAACGTCCTTCTGGGTCAATATATCGTCATCTATCCAGATGTACCGCACCGTTGAAAAGTCGCTTGGCACGGACACGGAATTACCGTCCTCTGATAACGTGATAGAGGTATCAGTTGCATGTACCCAGTCGCTACGAAGGGATTGAAGCACCGAATATAGCTGTACCTGACCCCTGTTGAGGTAATCAAGGAGTTCTGCATCAGTAAATTCGGTGCTTCCCGTATCCCTTAGATCATACCTGGCTGACGTTATAACAGCAGATGCTAAAGCCATTTGTGACCTCCCTACTGCGGGAACCCACTCGCAGCCGTGGACATGACTAATACGTTAACTTCTATTACACCGGTGATTATGTTGACATCGGCGGTGTCAATGGTTGCTTTGATGTCAATGGTGTCTGAGGTGGTCAACAATACAGGCGCATTGGCAAGGGGTGCCTTGTCCACATAAGCAGTCAAAGTCCCGCTAACCACATCAACACTACCACCTGTCCAGTTGCCAAGAATCGCATTGGCCGTATTGACATCACTCACGTAACCAGACAAGGACAGGTCCAAGAGCGGATCACTGAAGACGAAAGTAACGACATCATTGCTGGCGGCAGAATCAACAGTTACAGTCTTGGCTTCCTCATTGCCATCACCAATAGAACCAGGGTTCCATGAGGTTGAGGCGGTAATCACCGAACCTACGATCCCCGTAGCGTCTAAGGGTAACGCATTACCCCAGTAGTCAACATCAGAACCGTACCCTAAGTCTACAGTAGAGTTGGTAGGGCAAGCCGTGACAACCCTGATCCATGCCTTCATGACCATGCAGTTCTTAGGGAGAAGGATAACCTGTCCAACATCAGCATCCCCGGCATCAAGAGTGGAAGATGCAAGATTGACTTCGTGTTTGTAGATCCTCATGTAGTCATTAATTTCAATGACCTTCTGAGATATGGGGTTTTTGAGGGTGCCATCAATCCATGCGGTCTTGGTTGCCCCATACGATATTCCAGACATAATAAAAAAGGCTAAAAGTCCTATAAGTGTTTTCTTCATGTTACCTGTTCCTCCAAATTAAAGATTTATATTTACCTCTCTTCAGTTACTCGAACCTCTCAAAACCAAAAGCACTACAATTAAATAGATCCGCGTCAGTACAGTCGTCTCTAATCAAGATGCTCATTTTTTCTGTTGTTCCACGGTCAAGTTTAACCCCAAGGGGCGGCATTATGTTAGACAAAAGTATATTCACAAAATATCCATAGTCACCGGATGCTGCAAAACCTCTGGCTTCCCAATCAGTTATAGATATTGAACTGCCGGATGCCCGCATGAAAGAATAATTAGCTTTCGGGTTCATTATCGTGACTTCGCTGCCATCGGATCGGATATAAGATATCTTTATTCCATTTGCCAGCGCAGACCCGGAATCAGCAAACTCAAAACCCTCGGCTGAACTACCATACCCAAGAATAAAAGAAATCCTTGTTATGTATCTATCGTTATCTATGTCAGCACCAATATAGTATTCAACAGAAGTTCCCGAACCATCCACTCCCATTTCAGAAGTCCCGAAAGCCAAGCCATTAGTCGTGAACTTCTGAGCAAAAACTTTATTCTTTTGCGGCAAGAGCGGGGGACAGGTGAACTGTGATACTATCTGCATCCCATCCTCAAACACAGCAGGAGTGCCATTCTTGTCAGATTGAAAGAACTTCCACATTACGGCTTCACGACCTTTTCGTGATAATAGAAAAATATCGTCATCTCTATGGCGGCAGACGGGTTGGTTACAGCATTGAATAAAACCGTCTGGTTTTTCGCCAGCGCAAGCTCACCAGAGTAGTGCTTTTCCTCATGGGGGTTGTTAGAAGTGTCAATGAAAATAGTGTCAAACACCGAACCGCCTGTCATTGCCAAATCTCCAGACCTCTGCTGGAACGTACCTGTTGCAGTTTCGCCTGAACCAACTAACGCATTAACAGGGGTTACGGTTGAAGGCGAGGTAGCAGTCCCAGTACACCCTACCTTAACGGCAATCTCAACATCCCCGGTGCAATAGCAGTCTATATGGTATATCCTCAACTCCATATCATCGCTGTTTTTCATGTACGCAAAGTCTACATCTGTCCCACCTGGAGTAGCATCGACTACCATAGTGTAAGCATTTCCCCAATCCCCTGCGTGAGCTTCCATAGGCATAGTAGCAGCATAAGTCAAAGCATACCCATTGTCCCTAACAGCCTGCGGGTTCCCGTTTGGATCATTTAAAGTTGGCATAATTATCTCCTATACATCCTGGTCTTTAAGGTCTGTGTCAGTCCCTAAAGACAAGTGGTACTCAATCTTCTTCAGGGTAGTTAATATTTGCTCCAATAAACTTAAACCACGGGGGTCATCCATCACTAACTTATACCCGCCGCCTATGGACTCCTTTACATCAAGATCGTAAACAGTGCCGTCACTATCAACGAGCTTCACCTTACCTGTGCTATTGGTTATCCCAGTAGTGTAAAAGTCTGTCACGACAGCCACACCTCCAACGTATCGTTGGTGTCAACCGCTTGGGCGTAGAACAACAACCCTGCCGTTGACGTTATCGTGTCCTGAAATATCTCATCATCCTGTATGGTCAGGTATGTGTTCCCGCTTGAGTCGTCTGCCAACCTGAACGCCTTGCCGTTCCTGGTTCTGGCGATAAACTTGGTAGCAGTGGTGCTATCGGAGTTTATGGCCTGCCAGGTGGTAGTTGTTATAGGTTCCGCTAATGGGGTTTCAATAAGTGCCATTTGATTAAACCGGGAGACGGTTAGGTCCCCCGGCATCACGGGTTAATAAGTGTCTAAGGCTTTCAGACATACCGCCGTAACCTCAACTTTACCGCCATCAATATCTACGTCAGCCGTGTCCGTAGTAGCTGTAATATCAATGGTGTCGGCACTAACGAAATGGTACGGAACCCAGTCATGGGTTGCGCCCAAGATAGCACCTACACTGCCATCAAGGCCAAGGGCATCGCCCCAGGTATTATTCCCAGCGTACCCAAGGTCTACCGTTCCATTGGTGGTTTCCGCTGTGATTATCCTGAGCCAACACGCAATCACGGTTGTACCGGCAGGTACGGAAAGTACCTGTGCGATATCACCTTCACCGGCCTCAAGAGTCTGCTTGCTGAAGTCCACAATATTCCGAAGAATAAACATCTCATCCTCTTCGGGAGTGTGTTTCGGGGGAATCATCTGCCCCGTAATTGATCCGTCATAAAAAACATAAGTTGTAGCCATTTCACTAACCTCCGTTTAACCCCCTTGCGGGGGCAGATTATTAAGCGTGAGCAGCCGAGTACGAAGAAATAACCATCGTACCGAAGTCCTTGGAATTAAACTTCGTCTTCTTCATGCCAAAAATGGACCCGGCGGCAACACCCTTCTCGTTGCCGTAATCATCCTTGTCCTCATACCAGGACAGGAAGTTGTCCTTACCAACCTTCCTCTGGTCAATCTTGTCATAAGCGTTACCGAGGGCAAACGTGGCAGCCTGGGCTCCCAACAGAATGTTACGCCTCACATTGCTTACTGGACTGTAAATCTTGTGAGACTCAAACAGGATTACCTTGTTATAGACTCCAAGAGACCCGGTAAAGATGGGATTCTTGAGACCACGGTTGTTGGCATACATCTGGATTTCCTGCCACTTAGCAGCAGTAGACCCACCCAGGTTCAGTTTCAGGTCAGTACATGAGTACGGATGAAGAACCATCACGAAATACTCATCACCTTCGATCTTAACCGGACGCATCGGAGGATCAGCGGTAATCGCCTTCTCCTTGGCGTAGTCGATGTCTTCCAGCTTCATCTGGTCATTCGCACCCAGATTACCCTCATCGGTGGCAATCGTACCCGTGCTGCTAACATCGCCAGCCATGATGTAATGTGCATCATCAGGAGCAGTTCCTGCCTGACCGTGGTTAATGGTTGTGTCACCGCAGAGATACCTGAACATATAGGTTTCCCACTTGGTGCTCCACCACATACCGAGGTTCTTGGAAGCAGCTTTACGCAGGTCATGCAGCGTTCTCTGCTGGCTCATCCTACGGAAGGCATGGGCGTGTCTCAACTGGTCAATTACGATGGAATCCTGGTAATACGTCAGAGCCTCTTCGTTGCCCTGAAGCCTATTATCGCCTGTGATTCCCGCACCTGTCATCTGCATCAGGAGGTCATACTTAATGGTATCACCCGCAGTCTTTTCAAGATCCGTGATGCGCTGAATGATTGAATATTCGTCCTTCCCCAAGAATTTCTTGAAGTAGTACGTTCCTTTGAGGGCTTCCCTCATCGTAGTCTTCGACCAAATATTTACATTTTGTGCCGAAGAATTACCAAACTCTGTTACTGCCATTGTTTAAATCCTCCGTTTAAATTATGATTCTTCTGCTTGAAGGAGAGAATGAACCGCATCCATGTCTTTGTCTGACAGATCCATAAAGTCGTCCAAGTCCATAGCCGCCACCCTCTCAACAGTGGTATCTGCACTCTTGGCCTGATTGCTTACCTGACCGAAGCCGGTAGGCTTATCAGCCAAGCGGTTTAAGTTTTTCTGCCCTTCCTGGTCTATTGACCGTTTGGGCCTTGGTTGGCCTACACCGTTAGACCTGCTCAGACTGTAAAGGGCTCTTTTCAGCTTACGCTGCATAACGGCATTGCTCGGAGTGGTGAATGTTTCCACCAGCAGTTCCATGTCTGAACCCGGGAACCGCCTTTGGAACTCCTGCGAGACAGGAGAACTAACCATCTGGCCCATAGCTTCCTCAATGGAATTAGGGACCGGTAAACCATTCGCATGGATGTACTGATCGTACATCGTGTTAAGCTGCTGCCATTGGCCCTGTAAAGCCTGCATAGCCTGTGGGTAAGCAGGGTCAGCGTTAATGATGTTGCTTATCGCCTTCTGCTGTTGTTTAAGAGCTTGGCCTTGCACAAGATGGGTAGAAATCTGATCCACCTTCTGACCTAACTCTTCAAACTTCGGTTCAGCCTTGTTAGCCTTCGTCAGGTTCAGGATGTCCTCTGACTTAATGAAGGGGGTTCCGTCGTCTTCATCAAATTCCACAGCCATACGCTCTGGAATTTTAGGCTCTTCGGGAACCGGGAGGGGGGCCTCCGGTTCCTTCCGAGCCTCCAGCGCCTTCTCAAAAGTATCTTGAATCCCTTGGAGCCTGCCTTCATGCCGTTGCCGTTTACTTCTCTCGTCAGTCAACGCATGAATAAGGCCGGTATTTGCCCGCTTTAGTTCGCCAAGTTCGGCCTTTATGGCGTCCAATGAGGTCCCTGACTCTGCCTGTTCACCCGGTGGCGGCGATTGTTCTACACCCGTTTCAGGTTTTGTCTCTTCCGATGTTTCGCTGGATACTGCCTGGTCAAACAACTCACTACTTACTTTCTCGTCCATGATTTCTCCTTCGCCCTTTACGGAGGCGGCCCGAAACAAAAAAAGCCCGGTAAGAACAGAAATACATCTGCTCTTACCGGGCTCCTTGAGTATCCCTTCAATGAGGGACTAAGTTGTACCCGAACTACTTAATCGACTTCTCTAT